ACGTTGCTGGTGTTGCTGTCGCTGAGCGCAAACGCTGAGAGCTTGCTGTAGTAGGTCAGCTCGATCGTGAACGTGCTGGTCGTCTCTGGCGGCGGCGCAAACTGGATCTGCGGGCCGACAATAGCGTAGGCCTGTGGCCGGCCAGCCGTGGCGCTCGGAAACTGATGAACAAGCGCCGCCGGCGACATTGCCTTGAGCTGGATCGTCGGCGTCGTGTTGATGACGTAAAGACGGATCTCCTCAGCAAAGTCTCGAGGCAGATTTTCGAATTGCTCGTTTAGATCAGCCGTCGCGCGGCTGATCAGCTCGCGAGCGCGCAAGACTGTGTCGAGATAACTCTCGGCCAGCGTGATGAACTCAGGGATGCGCGCAGTCAGGTCGGTGCGATCGAGCCACGTCGCGACCGAGGTCTGCAGCTCGGCATAGGTGCTGATAGCCATCAGAACGTGCCGCGGGTGGTCTTAAACGCCGGGTTGTCGCTCAGCCACCTTTTCCAGTCGCGCGGGTTTTGAGCTGGCGTGCCAAATTTACGAACGAGCTGAAAGTAGATCGACGTTGGAATCGTGGCGACCTTTTGACGGTGGCGCTGCGTGTTGCCAATCATCTGACCCGGCTGCCAGGCGAGCTGGTCATTCTTGGCCTGCTCTTTGATGGCAGACACATCTTGTTCTGTGCGGACGATCATCTTGTCGTCCTCGACAGCCACCTTGCTGACCGTCGCCGACATAGGGTCGCGATCAAATTCTAAAAAATCAGGCATGTGATTTCCATCGATGGGAGGGGCGGCGTCATCCGACGCTGCATAAAAAAAGGGGCGCCGAAGCGCCCCTTTCAGTGTGTTGCGTTCACCTGTTAGGTGACGGTGCCGTCGATATCGATGACGGCGCCATGCGCCAGCGGATTGTCGAGACGCAAGGTCCATTCGTAGACTATCGCTGAGGTCTGCGCGTCGGAAGTCTTCGCCAAGTCTACCTCAACGAAATTCCGACCCGGCAGGTTGACGATCGTGTAATAGTCACTGTCAAGCAAGAATACACGGTCGTTGTGGTTAGCTGCCATCACGCGCGAGGGAGTAATTTGCAGGGTCGAGAAGTCTGACGAATAAACATCCACGGCTCCAGTGATAGTGATTGCTTGACCTGCCGCCGTAGTTACTTGGTTCTGCGTACCTGGCGCAAAGGCACCAGTGATCCCCGAGAACGCGTTCTTTAGTTGCGGCGACAAAACCATCATGTCGGCNTCGCCGCCATCTTCAAAGATCGACTGCAAAACTGTGTCGATCATCGCGATGGTCAGCGAGCGGTCGGTGCCGGTGGTGGTGATGGCAGCCGAGCCGTTCTGGTTGTTGCCGGCCAAAGCCGAGGTCGACCCAGAGGTCGAAAACGACACGTTCGACAGATAGCTAGTGATCGACGCGGCCTCGCGAGTGCCAGAGGACACATAGGCGTTGTCGGTGACCAGAGCCAGCTCAACGTCACGGCGCAGCTCCTTGGCGACCAGCAGCCGCTGGCGAGCCAATTCGGACGCGCGGCCCGCCAGGCTGACCGCTTCCGAGGTGTCGCTGACTTTGCGAACCTTGGTGTTGATCTGCATGACGTTCTGAATGCGCGTCGGCTGGGCAGACGCAGCAGCCGAGAAGTCGGCGCCTTCAGCGGCCTTGGAATCGGTCGCCGCGGCAAGCGATTGGAACAGCCACTCGTGGATCACGCCAGAGCCTTCCGCCTTGGCAGCGTTAGACCAGATTGGGGTGTCGCCGGTGTCAAGGACAGTGATGACGTCGCCGAGATCTTCGCGCGCGCCAATCACGTTGTCAGTGATAAGGGTCGTCATTTTGCATCACTCCTTTTGAAGCAAATAGGCCACTGCATCCTGCATGCGGCCTGACTTTTTAAGTTTATTCAGCGCATCATTGCGCTGACGGGATGAGCGCTCTTGTTTAGTTTTTGGCTGGCCACTCTTCGCCGTCGCCGGAGCTTTTTTGACCCGTTTCTTTTCGAGCTTCTCGCCGTCCATCATCTGGTCGTAGAGGTAAGCCTTTCGCAGCAACTCAACGGCACGGGCGTCGACGACGCTCGATATTTCCTCGTCGTTGAAGCCGATCGTCTTTGCGTAGCTGCTGATCGCAGACTTTTCTGTTTGCGCGACCTCCTGGTCTTTCCAGGCTGGAATGCGCTCGAGCAAAATTGACTGCTGCTGCAGCAGCTCCTGCTCAGCCTGCTTTTGCATCATGGCGCTTTGCTCTTGATAGAGACGCGCCTGCTCCTGTTGAACCTTGGAGAGGCGTTCTTGCTTGTCTCGCCAAAGATCTTTCTGCTGCAAATATTCAAACGGGTCTTCGTCGCGCAGTCGCGACCAGTCCGGCTCTTGATCGGCTGATAGCTGGCCTTTCATCACTTCAAGAGCTTGAGCGTATTTTTCACGCTCAGCCGCAATTTGCTGCGCCTCGGCTGCGAGCGACTTGCGCTGCTTGGCCAGCTCAGCCGTTTTGCGACTATAGTCCTGCATCCGCTGATAGCCGTTTGCCGCTTCCTCACGGGTGACCCGCTGTCGCTCGCCGTTGATTACAACGTCGATCAGCTCGGGTTCCGCTTCGTCAGCGTCATCGTCATCACCGTCGTCAGGCTCGGCCTCAACCTCGCTTGCAGTCTCGACTTCTGTCTCAACCGCCTGCTCAGTTTCAACCTCGGTGCTGCTCATATCGTCAGCCGCCGGTTGCGCCTCTTCCGTCGGAGTGTCCTCGGCTTGAGGGTTCGTCAGTAAAGAAACCGCTTGATCTAAGTTTAGGCTCTCTTGCATTGCTGCTCCTTGCGGGCTGCTCGANGCTTGGCCCTAGAGAAATGAACGCTTGCGACCTTTGAGAGCCTCAAGCTGTGATTTTGCCAGGTCGCCGGTCTCGACCACCTGATTGAGGTGCGCGCGGACATCGCCGAGCGCACGAAACAGTTTGAACAGATACTCACGGCGCTCTGCATCGCCGTCGTCGCTGGCGCGCCAGGCGTCCATGTAACGCGCCTCTAGCACCGTGAATGCATCGATGAGAATCGGGTTGCGCAGCAGGTTCTCGACCTGCGCGCCGCGGTCGACCTCAAGCCGCAAATCTTGTTCGTCCATTACGGCGCCGGAATGTTTCCTTGGCCGCCAGGCAGGTTGGCGGCGACTTTCACGGCTTCAATTTTTGCCTCTTCGATCAGCTCAGATCGACGCAGCTCCAGCTCTTGCATGGCGATTTCGCGTTTCAGCTCAAGCTCGGCGGCGGCCTTTTCGCGAGCCAAGGCAATATCGGCCTCGAGCTTAATCTGAGATCTTTGAATCTCGGCCGCGACCACGGGGTCAAGTTGCGGCTGCTGCTGTTGCTCAGCGGCCTGGGCGGCCAACTGTTGCGTCACCTCCTGCACCCGCGCCGGCGGGTTGAAGAAGGCCTGCGTATCCTTGAAGCCAGCCATCTCGACCATCTTGGCCAGCGTGCCGGCGTATTGGCTCAGGTCGCAGAGCGGGTTTTGCGCGCCCAGCGTCTGCAGGATCTGCTCCTGCTTGCCGGCGACCTGGCCGAGAAAAGCCATCTTCTCGGCGGTCTGGCCAGTGCCGAGGCCGACGTTCACGACAACGTCCATCTCAGCATTCCAGCCGCGCGGATCTACCTCGACAAATTTGTTGCGGATCCTGATGGTTTTCGGCTGGTCTTGGTAGGTGGTGACCATCCGCAGGATCAGCTTGAACAGGTCGGTGACGCCGGTCTCAGCAAACACACGCGCGATCAGCTCGACGTTTGCAGCAGCCGCCTGCACGGTCGCCGCGACGGCGCTGGCAGTCGATGACTGCAGCGCATCGGCATCGAGGCCCAGCGACGCCCTGGAGAGGCCCGTGCGCTGTTCTTTGACCTGGTCCATATAGTTCAGCATCGCCAGGCCTTCGCGGCCCACCGGCTGCACGTTGAGAGGCGTCACCGCGCCTTGCTGGCGTACCCGCACGATGCCGCCGGGGCGGCTCGTCATCAGGTCTGACAGGTTGGTCGCGCCCTCGACAGCCAACACGCGGCTGCTGTTGGTCAAATACAGGTTGTCTAGCACCTGGCGCAGCACCGCGCTCTTGGTCAGCTGCAGGTCGAACATTTTCTCGCTGATCGANTGACCAATCACTCGGTGCGGCATGAGAATCGGCGACAGCATCGCGAACGGGATCACGTCGGTGATTTGGTTCTCGAGAACCTCATAGTTGTCGCCTATCGTGCAGACGCGGCGCATTTCGCTGATGCCATCCTCATCCTGATCAATGCGGATGAAAGACTCTTGAAACAGCACCCGCTCCTGGGTCGGGTCAGCCGGATCGTCGCGGTAGCTATTGAGGTTTTGAAACCGCTTCTGCTTTTCCTGNTCCAAAGTGATGTCGCGATAGCCGCCGTAGCTTTCCACGACATCCTTGTCAAACCCCATCGCGACCAGGTCGCTGATCGGCATCTCGGTCCGGTGGGCCACAAAGCGCGCCTCGTCGAGTGTCTTGGCGCGGCCGTCGATCAAAAGTTCTTCCGGCGGCACATGGTCGAGCAGCACGCGACCCTTGGTGACGCGGCGCTTGATCTTGACGTCAAAACTCTGCACCGCCGGCATGATCTCGCCGCCTTCGTCGTCGAGAATCGCCTCGGTAATGATCTCGGCCTCCTGCTCGATGATGTCGACGGTGTCGTCCGCGAGCAGTGCGCCCAGCTCAAGCTGGGTCAGGCCCTTGTATTCTTTTTCCTCGACACTCTCGCGCTCGTTCCACGCGACGCGGATCACGCCGACTTTGTATAAGAGGCTCGACTTGAACCAATCGTGCATCATGCGGAAACCGCCGTTTTCGACGGACAGGATGTAGTTGGCCAGGTCTGTCGCCTGCTCGGCCGCCTGCTCGTCCTCAGGGTTCCGCGGCGAATATCTCACATAATCCGAGCTGCTAAAAATCCGCATCAGGGCCGGCATCAGACTGTCGACCGCCTCGGCCAGGTCGCGACTGACCACCTGGCTGCGGCCGTCTTCCTCATTGCCAAACGGCTCGCCCAAGTAGTAGTCGGTCGCCTTGAGCCGCTCAGCCTGAAAGTTGGTGTCCTGATAGTTCAGGGCGCTTTCGGATTCCTGCGCGATGAAGGCCGAGATGTCAGCGTCGTCGAGGGCCATGCCTGCTCCTAAAACTCAAAGTCGCCCATGTCGGCCATCGCCCCACCGGCCAATTCGCGATCGTCTTGACTGGTGTCGTATGCGCCCTCTGCAGCCTCAGTCATGTTTTGGTAGTCTCGGTACGCATTCAAAGCGCCCCGAGCCAAACCAATCGGGCCAATGGGGGCGCTGAAAAGAGAGCCAAGACCTTTTGGGTCAGAGATAAAATCAAGCGGACTGCCGTCGTAAATACCAGGCTCGGCCTCTGGCGGACCGAAGCCGCCCGGTCCGAAGGGACCATCGGTTGGGGCAAAGTCATCTTGTGCAGAACCCTCGTTCAACAAATTTTGCTCGTTGCGATATTCCTGCATCATGCGAGCAAACTCTTCCGGCGTAAGCTGCGTGACCTGGTCTTGCATCCCGTCGGTCACAACAGGAACGCCGCCGCCGATCGGCGTGAA